TTAAAGAATTGACTAGCATCTTTATAACCAGCATTCTCTAAGTATTTCTCTAAGGTGTTATAAATCTTTTGAGGATCTACAATACCCATTCCACCAGCGCCAATAAGTTTTTCTTGAACTGCTAAAACACGACCTAATACTTCTAGTCGTTGATCTTGAGAGCCTGTTCCTAAACCAACTTGTACTGTTGCATTGTATCGATCAACCCATTCTCTAGGGTTCATCGGAACAAATTTATTTCTTAACTTAATAATTCTTTCTTTATCTTGGTATTTACAAACAAGAGTTAGAATACCTTGAAACATTCTCTTAATGCCTTCACTAAAATTTCTCGCATAAAGTTCAATTCTTTGTGTCGATGCGTTCATCATCACATTTGCACTTGTTGCAGTAGTGTGAGATTTGTTAATCACATCACTATCTAATCCCATTTGAACTTTAGAGACTCCACTTCGACCTTCACGAATTTGATCGACCTTCTCAATCATCGCTAATCCCTCTTGCATAAAGTTGGGGGATTGTAGAGGAGTTACTGCATTAGGTGATTTAACTCGTACAATACCCCCAGCTCTCGAGGTAAGGAGATCGTCTATATTAGCCTGTCCATCAACAACAATCGTTCTTGCGTTGTTTTGTAGATAGGCATTGTTTAAAGTTTGTCTTAATAAAGCAGTTTTAATTTCTTGGACATCGCCTACTAAGTCATACATAGATAAGCCATAAAACTTATGAGGCATAGGGATAGCAGTAACGGAAGCAAAAGGAATTTGCTCAATAGGTTCGTTCTCTAATATGTGGTAGGTATTAGGGCCAGAGCCACCTACTACGATGTGTCTTAACTCAGCAATCCCATCATTGTCATAATCGCAACGCATATAACAATCCACGATGCTAACTCTAGTAAGTAAGGGATCAATGTTTTGATAGTCTTGAGGCATTGTCTCATCATCGTAAGACCTTCTCGTAACTGCTTCTGTGTTATAAATTTCTTCATCAGCGACTGGTAATTCATTAACAAGCTTTTTATCAAAGCCCATACTAATAAGTTCGCTTCTTGTTTTGAAAACTCTTTGACCAATGAAATTACAATCTTCTAAAGAGGTAGCTGATTTACTAACCAAAATACTCTCTGGGGGTACACTCTCAATAACAACTCGACCAATGTCTTTTACTTTTTTAACAGTAACATTGTATTTTTTGTCTAAGAAAGTTTCGCTACCAATATCAATGTCATCATTAGTGTCCACTTCGATGACTTTAACTTCAGGATCAGCTAAGAGGGATTGATATTCAACTTCAGTTAAATTTTCGTAAGATTCTTCTCTTTGTTCTTTATCTTTCTTCCAATAGTATTTTACAAAACCATTTTTAGAAATTAAAGCATCTTTGAATAGAGTATGAAGGATAGAATAACCATTGTTATCTTTCATAAAGATATGGTTGGTGTAATCGGAGGCTTGATCAGCGTATTCTACATCTTCTGGCCCCTGTGGTTCAAATCGAACTATACTCTCTCCTTGTGTGAAGATGCGCATCATCGAAGGAAGAATACTCTCTACAACTTCTAAAACATCTTGAGATCGAACTTGTGATTGACCTTCGACTTCATTTCCTAATGGTTCTCCTAAATAGAATTTTAAAGCGTTTTTTCTTTGTTGAGAAATTTTACCACCATAAAATCCTAGAGAGTTTTTAACCTCTTGGGAGATCAAAGCTTTTAATTTTTCTTTTGTTAATTTCATACTATACCTAATCGTGGGTAACTAATTTTTGATGACCAATTTTTTGTTTCTTGTAAACCTGTACATAAATATCTAAAGGAATCAGCACTATGAGAAGTCCAATCGTGTAATGGTCTATTCTTAGTTTCTCCTTTATCGTTGATAGCCCAACGATATTGTCTTAATGCGTCTAATCCTTCTTTTGTTTTTTCATAATCAAACCAACATCGACCTAATGTCATACGCACTGCGTTAATTCCATCTTCCACACTCATTTTAGGAACAATACTAGTCACGAGTCCTAGTGATTGAGCTATTTCGAGTCGAGATTTACCAGTGCCTATCTCTCGTACATTCGCATCGTGAGGTAGGTAATGGGTGTCATAGACATAACCCTTGTTATCGAGAGTATGGGCATAATACTCTAAACTTTCTCCACTATCCTCTAGGTAGTCTATAAGGTGAATAGCAGATCCTTTTTGTTGACAAAACCAAATAGCAGTTTTATCTCGCATCCCTAGATCCCAATAAGTATCTACTTTGAGAGTAGAGTCGTAAGGAACTTTTGTAACACGACCTTCTTGATCGCATTTAGCTAAAGATTGAGCATAAATTGATCCAATCGCAGAACTTTCGAAACTACATTCGTACTCAGCCTCATATATCTCTGGAGGCATAAGTTTTTTTGCTTCGTCTAGTTCTTCTTGTTCAACAACCTTTGTTTCACTAGCTTTAAAACTTTTTGCGAACCATTGTTCATCTTGAAGTCCATGATTATATAAATCAAAAAACGAATTATGACCAGCTGGTGTTCCAATGGCTATCATAAAGCCTTTACGATCACTTAACGCAGGTCTAATAATCTCTGTCCACAATTTAGGTGGCATTTGACTCACTTCATCGAGGATCACACCATCCATATACAATCCTCTAAGGGTATCTATGCGTTCACAACCCAATAATTGTATTCTACCCCCATTGGGTAGATCGGCTCGTAATTCGGTTTCGTGGTACTCCATCTTAGGAAGGACACTGGTGTAGTGTTTAAGATAATCCCACGCTATTCTTTTTGCCATTGAGTAGGTTGGCGCTATATAATAATAACGAGGTCTAGGTAAAGTACATTGAAGGCACTTCTTGATTAACTCATTGACAGTTAAGACTGTCTTGCCAAATCTCCGATGACAAACAAGAACATTAAATCTTTTTAAATCCTTGTGTATCTCTTGTTGTAATGGTCTAGGCTTGTAGGGAATAGTTATTTTCATCCATTATCTTTCTTATCCCCCTTGTAAATATCTTGTATTCTAGCGACATCACTATCTTTGACCAATCCATGACCACTATGTTGTTTGACTGGTGTTCTATCGTTGAGTTCTTTGACCATGATGGCAAAGACATCAATCTTAGATTTAGATTTTTTTGTTTTTTTCATTTGAATAATGGTCTCCACAAAGAAAGTAATACTCTCTAAACGATCCTTTTGGTTGAATTGCGAAAGTTCCCCATTCATCACAATACAAACAAATCTTTTTTTGCATTTGTTCTTTTCTATCCCAATTCAATATAGTCATTTCGCTATATAATTTACCTTTTGGGATATCTTTTTTGTTCAAAGTAAAATCAATCATGCTATAAATCAGATATGCTGATGTAGTTCAGTGGTAGAACGCTGTCTTGGTAAGACAGAGGTCGGATGTTCGATTCATCTCATCAGCACCAAACGGCTTTAGGGATTTTGATTTGTGTTGAAATCACATCCCAATAATAATCACCGACATCCCTGGGGGTGCTTAAAATCTAAAAATTCGAAATTTTGCACAAAAATCTTGAAAAATGGAGCTTTTTTAGAGCTACACTATAATTAGTAGTGAGATAAGCTATATTTATCAACACTTTTAGAGTTTAGTGTGTACTTTGTGTGTATTTTTGTAGGCTAGTTCGAACAAAATACGAACAAAATACCAAAAAAGTAATAAAATGTTACTAAAAAATCTTGTTTACGAGGACTTCGATGCCACTTATGAGCTTTCGAATAATAAAGCTAATTACTTCAACACTTTTCTTCACACACCACCCAATTATACTCCATACTTTTGCTATCAATTTCATCAATTTGAACCACCAAATACCTAAAATATTCATCTATATCTCCCTATATTCTCTTACTTACTTATCCCATTTAATAGAGAAGGATTGATCCTTTATGTTCCCTATTTCCATTTGAGTCTTATCCCCATACCTTTTCGCTGCGAGTTTCGAGGCCAGCCATTGTTTATGTTTGATGTAAGTGTCAATAGCCTTCACATTAGCCATGTCCATCTTAGTTGATTGAGACTTCTCGACTGTGTCTTTAGCTACATCTTCTAATTCACCTAATGACCATTCAATGCCATCCTCTTTAGCTAGACTATATTGCTCTCTTAACTCTGGCTTCTTGTTAAGCCATTGTCTCCATGTTTCCCATGCGATACCTACTTCTTCGAGGACATTACGAATGGATCTACCTCTCGCCAGTCCTTCTAGTACCTTATTAGCTAATTCTTTTGTGTAAATACTTGGTTTAGTCATCTCTAATGTAATGTTGTGTTGTTATAACCATTTCCTAAGTTTTGGAAGCTCTTATGGTCTTTAAATGTTGATATGAAGTCTTTAGCTTGTTCATTACTATCGAAGTCACTAAATCTTATTAAAACTATTGGATTACCATCATCATTAGCTAGGAATATAGTCGTTGTTAGATTTGAGTCGTCTAATCCTAGCGTAGAGTCCATAGTATATTCTCTCGGTAGAAGATTTTTTTTTGTTTTTGATTTTTTCATGTAATTTCAATATGTAATTCGGATTCAATTTTACATATTCGCAAATAGTTTTAAAATACTCCGATCCTATCCATTCTTTAGCTTCTTTAATGATTTTTTTATCATCAACATCAAAGTTTGGATGCGTAAGACCTACGCTATCACATAAACCTCTAATTAAGATGTGGATCCAGAGTTTCTCCTCTGGTTTCATAATGATGTTTTCCAGACCGACTTCTCGATCCTATTAACTTTTATATATTATCTATACGCTTGAAAAAATGGGCTTAAATAGGCTTATTACAACCTGAGATCACAATTTCCAATAATCGATGAGTAAGTCTAAGCCCTCACGATATTTATCCATTCTACGGTGAGTTGCAGGCTTATTATCCACTATTACATCCCATAGTATCGATTGTAATTGTTTAGTGTGTTTAAGAGCATCATTGAACTCTTGTTCATGGTCTATTTTTAAAATGTTGAAAAATTCTGTACCATTAGGAATACCGGCTAAATAATCAAAGTTCATCGTACATGATTTATTTTTACCACTAATGATAGCTAGATATTCTAATTTTTGACCTGCAGCGAACCTTGTAGCGTTCTTTTTAGCATCAAATGGATCTAACTGTGATCGATAATAGTAGTTCTCGTGTATTGAATTGATTTTTTTATAAATATATCGATTACCTTGAACCATCTCTGCCATATCAGGTAATCTAAATATCTTTCCATCAATGTTAACTAGTGTTTGACCACCTAAGTCTCTTACCTCGTTAGATTGAGGCGATTTTGAGTGTGGTTTTTGAGGTTTCTTCTTTTTCTTTTTTGCCATTAATATCCTTTTCATCAATTAATTTACCATTATTGTCGTAAATCCATTTAACTACTCCAAAACTCTCTCTCGTTTCAAAGAAATGATGATTACCTTCACTTCGTAAGTAAATACCTTTGATGTTATGTTTAGTCATAAATTGTTTTTGATTGAAAATTATTTCATCATTCCACCTAGCTTGGTTTAACCAGGTGACAAAATGAGGTACAAATTGTGGATCATCAGTGTTGGAACATAGATGGTTAAAAGTGTCTATTAATGTTTGTTGGTCAACATCGTCTTTGATCTTACACCACTTCTCAAAAGCTTTTTGTTTTGATCCTTTTCGAACTAAAAGTTTCGACCATATATTATTAAATATATCTTCATTATTATATTTAGATTTATCTTTATCTTTATATGGTTTGTCGTCCGTTTGTTGTAACAAAAGTGTATCAAATTTATTTTTACTTCTTGCTCTACTTCTAGCTTTAGAGAGTTCTTTACTCTTTATAAATTCACTATGTTGCCTATCGTTAAAGAAACGACCATCAATTTTCTTAAATTTAGTGTTAATTACATAGATTAAATCAGCCCGTAAATGCTCTGATTTTTGCATATCAGGTTCAAAAGGTAAAACCAATCGACATAAATCTTCAAGGCTATCTGGTAAGCCTTGTCCATTGTAGGATTGGGAAAAAGATAGTAGGTCTATATAAATACCTCTTTGTTGACAAGTTAAACTCCTAGTTCCACTAATCCAATCTGCTACGAAAAAGTGCATAGCAACCATTTTAGGATCTTCATTACTCATTAAGCCACCCTTCTATCTTTAAGATTTTTATATCTCGAGCTGACGCTGGGATAAAATCTATGAATTTTTTTCTTTTTAAGTCTTTTAAATAGCGTTGCAAATTGCTCGAACTTTTGATGCCTAGACCATGCTGTATCTCTAAATAACTTGGTGAGAATTGGTGAGTTTTTTGAAAGTGGTTTATAAACTTTAATATTTTTATTTCTATTTTTTTTAAGTCTTTTATAGAGTTTAATGGTTGTTGACAAGTTGGGCAAATTTTCACTAATTCCATTAATTTTTAATAACTTTTCCCATAATTGTTGCTCCATATCTTCCCAAATAATTTTATTCTCATAACATATTTGCAAATAGTGAAAGTAATCATCTAAAATGATTAATATATGTTTTGTTTCTAAATTCAATTAAAACTTTATTTCTATCAATTATCTGTAAAATAATATTGTAATTGAGATTTTTTTCTATAATTTTATTTTGTTATTAAATGTGTGAGTTTGAAGAAAAATGTAAAGGATTGAATAAAAATGTTTAATGTAAACAAAAATGAGAATATACTTCCTTTTAAAAAAGAGGATGATATGAACCAAGCTTTTTTAAATGTATTACGAAAATTAGGATTAGAAAGTATAAAGGAAATATCTGATATAACAGGGTTAGATCAAGCTACTGTTAGTAGGCATTTTCACAAAAAACAGCCTTTAAATTTTAATCATATTGAAATATATTCAGAAAAATTAAAAGTACCTAAAGGTAAATTGGTTGATGATGAAATTCCAGCTTATGTTGTTGTTGGCTATGTTAATAGATTTGATGGTCATGTTGAGTCTAGAGGCGATGAAGATGCTCAAAAAGTCGTATTTCACAACGAGTATATCAAAGAAAAAGGAACTAAAATACTTTTTGACAGGGTAACAAAACACGCATTGAGATATTCTACTAATTGTAAACCCCAAAAATTTAATGAATTAGTTGGATCTTATTCTTTTGTTAGATACGACAAACCTTATTTAGAAGGATTAATTGGTTTTGTTACATCTATTGAAGAAAATGATTCAGAAAATACTTATTGTGAAGTAATTATGCTTAATGGAAAAAGAAGAAAAGTTAAGAATTATATGGGTATTTATCCCATAATTTCATCTCATAATTTAATTCATAACCCAAATAAAAGCGTACAATTAATTGAATTCTAATTTGCATTAAAACTTCATTTTTTGAAGTTAATAGTTGATTTCATCAGTTTTATGAGATAGTTTGCCATTCATGGCAAATATTCGTAATGAAAAAGCTATTATCCCTCCAGTGATTATCTCCCCAGAGTATTTGCCATATCAAAAATATGGCACACATAATTTATAAAATTAAAAAAAAAGTAGTACCTAGCGTAACTACAATTCTTGGTCGATACAAAGATAGTCAAGGACTACTCTATTGGTCTAACTCTTTAGGTCTAAAAGGAATTTCATATTCCAAGTTTATGAAAGAGGCAGGAAACATTGGAACAAATGTTCACGAACTTGCTCAATCACATATTGAAGGACTCGAATACGATCTTCATGGCTACGATGATGTAGTCACTAATTGTATGAATAAATTTTTAAATTGGTGGGAAGATTTTAAAAGTGAAAATTTCGAAGTTATTTTTTGTGAACAATCTTTTACATCCAAGAAACATAAATATGGTGGTACTGCAGATCTTTTAGTTAAAAAAAATGATGAATACATTTTAGTAGATTTCAAAACATCTAAATATGTTTATAGCGATTACTTAATTCAAGGATCGGCATACAAAGAGATGATCGAAGAAAAATACGATTATCCTATCACCAAATTTATCGTAGCTCGATTTGGCAAAGAGAACGATGACTTTGAAATAAAAACTTTTAATCAAAAACATTTAGAGGTCGCATTTAGTTATTTCAAAACTTTAAGAAAAGCTTTCGACCAAGATAAAAAATTAACCCAACTCATAAAGGAGATCAAATGAGTACTGACATAGAGAAGATGCCATCTTCTATTGCAACTGCAATTAATGAAGTAATGGTAAACTTAAACCAACCATTAGAGCATGATGCTACTAATAAATTTCAAAATTATAGTTACACAAGCATTGATGGTTTTTTAAAACAAGTTCATCCTGAATGTGCAAAAGCAGGATTGATTATCATCCCACATGAGAAATCATGTGAGGTGAGTCCAAGTGGTAAAAACTTAACTGTCGTTTACGAATATATTTTAATTCACAAAGATGGTTCAACTTGGAATTTCCCTACTACAAAACATATCGTAGTTCCTTTTGGTAATGGTACTGCGATGGGTACTGCTCAAAGTTATGCGTTGAAACAATTTATGAGATCATTGTTCCAACTAAGTACAGGTGAGCAAGACGATCTTGATGCCTTAGATCAAAATCAAGATAAAGAAAAACTAAAACCTAAATCAAAGAATGGAGAACAAAAGGAGTATTCAGATGACTAATGAACAAAAAGAAAGAGAAATGGTAAGTGGTCTTTATCCTAAAGAACCCTCTGTCCATTTTGTTAAAGCTACATTTGGTATCAAGAAAGAAGAATTTGTAGATTGGTTTCGAGAAAAAATCAAAGATGAAGCATCGTGGAAGAAAGATGAAAGAGGCGATCATTGGATCAACATTGACATCTTAGAAAGCAAGGGTGGTAAACTCTATGCAGTTGTAAATAACTTCCAACCTAAAAAACAATCCGACTACAACGACACAAGTATTGTGGATGATGAAATCACTTCTTTAGGCGATAGCGTCAAAGATCACAATCCTCACAAGGACATTCCATTTTGATGTTACTAGCAATCGTTTCTTTAACCTTAGTCCTCTCCATAGTTAATTTATTTATGGTTTGGGCTATTGGTTCAATCGTTCACAAGATTATGGAGAATACTAAATGAAACCAATCAACATGACTCATATCGTTATGAGGTTAATCAAAGATCATAATTGGGAACAATGGCCGTTGCCTTACGCCAAAGAACACCAAAGACCAATACAAAAGGAATATGAAAAATCACACGAAAATATATTTAAAGTTTTTCAACCTAAAAGATACGACTGATTGTTCTTGCCTTATGTGTGGTGGACAAGCAACTGATCTTCATCACTTAATACCTCGAGGGATGGGTGGATCAAAATGTATGGACTATGTAGAGAACCTTGCGCCTCTCTGTCGTCAACACCACACAATGGCAGAGCATGATCCTAAGTATAACGCCAAAGTGAAGATAGCTTTATTAGAACAAGTGATTGAGTCAATTAAATACAAAGGAAAGTTTTAGTGCCAAAAGACTCTTTCAAACAAGATTTTTTATTTCAAGGAGATGAAATGGAAAAAGATTGGGAGAAAGAGTGGATTGGTATGCCAGAGTTTGTACAAGAAAAAAAAGAAGAATATTCAAAAGTCATAGTGAGATTTAGGAATGAAGAAGATTTACAAAAATTTGCAAAACTTATGGAGCAAAATGTAAATTCTAAAACACAAAGTATCTGGTACCCCAAACTTATATTCCAAGATCATTTTAGTAAGAGATATATAAATGAAAAGTAGTTTATTAGAAGCGAAACCCAATGAGTTATTAAATGTTTTTTTAAATAGTTATAATGATATTTTTACTATCGATATTGAAAAAAGTAGAGAACTTATATCGATTGGTAGAAAACTTTATAACGATGCACCTTATCAAAAATATTTAGTTAATAATTGGTATGAGTCTTTAAAAACATCTCAACCAGCTTTTCACTTATATGATGATGATAATTATTTCATAGATTTATGGATATGTTGGGCAGAGTATTCTAGAAATTATTTAAGAAGCATATATAAAAAAAATTCTTTAACTAAAGATACATCTATTTTATCTATTTTAAAAAATATAAACACCATAGTTGATCTAGGTTGTGGGTTAGGATTAACCACAGCTTCTTTAAAACAAATATTTCCACAATCAAAAGTTTATGGAACTAATTTAAAATCTACTAAACAATATAAATTTTGCGAGTTTTTCTCTAAAGAATATAACTTTTCTATTGTAGAGGGTTTTGAAGATTTACCACAAATAGATTTTCTATTTGCTTCCGAATATTTTGAACATATTTATGATTGTTTAGACGAAATTAGTAAATGTATAAAAGTATTTAGACCTAAATATTTATATATTGCTAATTCTTTTAACACAGTTTCTTACGGACACTTTCAATTTTATAAAGATTTAAATTGTTGTGGAGTTGTAGATCAAAAAGATATCAGCAAAAAGTTTAACAAAACATTAAAAGAACTTGGTTATCGAAAGATAAAAACAAATTTATGGAATAACAAACCTACATTATGGATGAGAAATGAATCCTAAATATCCAATATATATTGTGTCTAAAGGCAGATGGGAGTCTAGATTAACTAGCAAATCTTTAGAACGAATGGGTGTTCCCTACTACATCGTTGTAGAGGAGCAAGAATATGACAACTATTGTAGTGTTATAGATCCTTCTAAGGTTGTGATCTTAGATAAACAATATCAAAAAGATTATGACATTTTTGACGATGAAATAGGAAAAGGTAAATCAACGGGCCCAGGGCCAGCTAGAAACTTTTGTTGGGATCATTCAATAAAACTAGGAGCAAAAAGGCATTGGGTTCTTGATGATAATATTTACGACTTTTATCGACTTAACAGGAATGCAAAAAACATAGTTGAAACAGGAGCTATTTTTAGATGTGCAGAAGATTTTGTAGATCGTTATGAGAACATCTTAATAGCAGGTTTTAATTATTGTAAATTTTGTATCGCTAGTGAGGTTTATCCACCTTATTTGTTTAACACTAGGATTTATTCAACTCTTTTAATTGACAATAATTGCCATCATCGTTGGAGAGGAAGATACAACGAAGATACTGATCTATCTTTAAATATATTAAAAGATGGATATTGCACTTTACAATTTAACGCCTTCTTACAAGAAAAAGCCACAACTCAAAGAATAAGAGGTGGTAATTCACAAGAATTTTATGATGAAGAAGGAACTTTAAACAAATCTAGGATGCTAGAAAAAATGCACCCCGATGTGGCTAAAGTTGTTTGGAGATTTAATAGGTGGCATCACTTCGTTGATTATAAACCTTTTAAAAAAAACCAACCTATTAAGAAGCAAGGTTTAGTTTTTGAAAACAAAATAGACAACTATGGAATGGTATTAAGGAGTATCGATGTTAGACAATACGCTAGATCCTAATAAAATTGCTCA